CGACACTTCTGGAGATTTCGTCATCTGCATGATACAGACATTACTTAGCAGGAAGTACGATTCTTTTGATGGTTTTGGAACGCTGATACTGGACGAGTGTTTCCCCAGACGTCAACAGATATTGACAAGCAATGGAAATATGGAAATTGGTAGGATCTACGATGCTTGGAAAAGAGGGGAAGATATTTTTGTCAAATCTTATGATGAACACACAAGCACTTTTTCTTTCAAGAAGGTAACGCATGCGTGGGAGAAGACCGCAGATGCATTATTACGCGTTGGGTATTCTAAGTCTAACTTGAAGTGCACGCCAAATCACAAAATTCTTACAACAAGTGGATGGAAACAGGCCAGGGATTTGGTTGTTGGAGATTTATTGGTATCGTCTTATAACGATGACTTGGCAGAGAGTGCATCTGCAAGGGCATTAAATTCTGACCAATATCAGATTATGCTTGGTAGTATTCTTGGCGATGGTTGTCTGATGAAGTCTCCAGGAGGTAGGTATAGGATTAAATTTATCCAAGGTGAGAAGCAGGAGTTGTATCTGCAATGGAAAGCAGATATGTTTGGAATTGATAGAATTCATACCAACCGTTTGGGGTTTACAAACTCGCTCAAGTATACTTGTTCTACATTTAGTATTGACTTAGAAAATGATATTGATATTGCCATCAGAAGTTCAGTTCCTCAGTGGATTATTGAGGATATGGATTGGAGGGCAATTGCTGTGTGGTATATGGACGATGGCTCTTTGCAGAAGAGAAGTGGTTGTGTTAGTTTTTCATCATGTGCTTTTGATTTGGACACACATGAACGACTACAGACAAAACTACAGAGTTTGGGAGTTAATACAAAAATACGTTTATATAAATCATATTATCAACTGGACTTGGGACTTGATGATAGTCAGTATTTGCTACATATGATTTCTCCTTATCTTCACGACAGCATGTCATATAAATTAGAAATAGACAGATATAGCGATATAATTTTTGAAGGTAGGTTCAGTTACAAATGGAATAATAAATTCTTGGATTATGGAACTATCAGAGTGTCTTCAATTACACCTCTTGTCAAAAAAGACAAACGTGTTTATGATCTTGAAGTAGCCGATAATCACACCTTTGTGTGCTCAAGCAAAGGTATGTATGGCCCTGTGGTTCATAATTGTCATCATGTGGCAGCTGAATCATTCACCTCGGCAATGTTTTATACATCATTCAAGCATGTTATTGGTCTTTCGGCGACTCCCACGCGGAAAGATGGTCTCACGCGCGTGCTTTATTGGCTCTTTGGAGACCTCGCGTACGAAGCTCGGCGCACCAACCAGCAGGGAGTCACCGTGAAACTTCTTCCGTTCACGCATCAAGAATACAAAACACCCCCGCCTTTGAATAGGCGTGGAGACATCTGCTACTCTTCGCTCATTTCCAAGATTTGCGACATTCATGAACGCACACAGTTCATTGCTGAGAAAGCCAAGAAGCTTGCGGATATGGGAAAGTTTGTGCTTGTGTTGTCACATAGAAGGCAACATGCAACTGACATATGCAATGAGCTGAAGAGTTTAGGAGTAGATGCTGCCACATATCTTGGAGGTCAAAAGTCTGAACCTGATTGCCAAGTAATCTGCGCAACATATGCTCTTGCGTCTGAAGGATATGATAACCCACGTCTCAGCGGTATTGTCCTTGCGACGCCCTCGAGCGATGTTGTGCAGGCAGTTGGTCGTGTTTTACGCGGAGGATCTGGATCCAACCCTGTAGTGGTAGACATTGTAGATCAATACTCATTGTTCCTCGGCCAGTTAGCCAAGCGACGCGCGTGGTATAAAAAAATTGGGTTTAAAATTCATGGAGCGCAGGAACCAGAACCAAAGAAAATAGAGGAACAGCTTGGTGCTATGTTTATAGATGATGAAGACTGATTTAAAATGATAGTGTAATCATTTAAAACCGTGTAATTAAGAGTTAAATTATGCTTATTCGTAGTCCTCGAAATCATCGTCTGTCTCTTCGCCCATTAGAGGCTGCTCTTCGGGTGCTGTGGCGCCCACGACCTCGGTTTCAAGGTCACCCAGACCCTGCTGCACTTCCTGAGCGTAACCGGGTGTAAGAGTGCTCATCATGGGAGCATCTTCCCGATCCAGGCCCTGCTGTACAGATTTAGCAAACTGTGCGGCTGACTGGGCGCCCTTAAGCACCTCGTTCTCGGAGTCCTTGCTGCTGAACTTCTTCCACAGGAAGAATGCGATTGCTGCTACTACAAGTACTGCGACACCTATGATCACTGGCTTTGGCACTGTAGAAATGAACTCCTGAATTTTCTCCATCATGATATGTTTTGTTATATTTACATAATGTTTTATTTTAATCAGAATTTTACGCAAGCAGTTTTATTTGTCATCGGTGTAGTAGTAGTCGTCCTCATCGAAGAAGTCTTCATCCTCAGAGTTGCCGTATGCCATAGATGTCTGGTAGTTTTCAAATGCTTCCATCTCATCATCATATGTCATGTACTTCTCATTCAGTTCCTTCTGCAGCTCCTCATTGTCACTGGGGCTCTCCTCAACAAACTCCTCGAACAGGTACTCCTCAGCATGAGAGATGTAAGAAGGCATAGTTGTTGTTTTTTTGGGTTTGAGTTTTTGATTGGTTGTAGCTATGGTGGGTTTGGGAGGTGTGAGTAAGTGATTTGTATGTTGCAGAGTTGTTCTTTTATGCTTTCTTGGAGATACCGGGGTCCAATGACGCATCCTGGGACAAATGACGCATATGAAATGTATGCTTTGCCAGGGTCAAATGACACTCGCAAATAGTCTATAAGAGGTGCTCTTCGTGGTCTTTTATCTACCAACCAAACAACCAACAAAGCCCCAAACAACCAAACAATCATGGCCAACATCGACAACTCCATCGCTCGTTTCTCCGCCTCTATGACGGAAATTAACGCAGCAAAGAGGCACACTGTTGTCATCGACCTGCCAGTTCGCAAGGCGGTCGCTGGAAAGACCACCAAGGTGGTTATCAAGAAGGCCCCTGCTGAGACCACCCAGGCACTCAAGCCCAAGCCCGCGCCCAAGCCCGCCCAGACCACTGAGCGCAAGGAATATGTGATGCCGGCAAAGAAGACTGTTAAGAAGACCAGCAAGCTAGGAAAGCTTGTGAGTGGCAAGAAAGTGTACGATTTTACTAAGTAAAATATATAACCATATATTACAATGTGGAAAATTCTTCTTCTTGTAATAATCTTGGCCCTTACATTTTGGTATATACGAAGGAAGGAAACCATTGAGAAAAGCAAAGGCAGGGACAGAACAGGAGAGCTCTTGGAAGACAAACACATAAAGGACACTTTCGGAAAGGACATCCTTGATTTAGAGTGCTCGAGGATAATGAAACAACTTACCTGAAAATAACGCGGCTTAGAACGTTCACAGCGAGAACTATGCACACTGTATTACGTGTTTTCTTGTTGAGGGTATTCATTTCGCGTTCGAATGATTCGCGCATCAGCTGCATCTCGCGCGTGAGGTTGTCTCCATGGTATTTCATCTCCTTGTTGATGTTGGAGCCCTGGTCGTCAATCACCATGCTGGCTATCTCAATTTCCTTCGCGATGCTCTTGCCATGTTTGTCAATCTCGCTTGGGATGCGACCAATTTGTGCCGGAAATCCAATGATATTGTTCATTTATCTATGTTTTTATTATTTTACTTATGTTTTCACGTGTATGTAGTTTTGTCGATATAAGTTTATATCGACGTTTTGGAGTTTGCAGCCTTGTTGTTGTTATACTTGATATTGATGTCCGACAACTCTACAACAGACGATGGGGGTTTGCGCACACGTATCCTTTCTTCTGTGTTGAATATGCGGTACGACAGCAGAAGGTCTGCAAGATCTTCTCCATCTGGTAATTCGCCAAGGACTTTTTGAATTCTCTTCTCGGTGAGATCCAATTCTCGCAATTTTTTATCAATCTTGTCACGAAGCTCCTTTGCATCAGCGTTTGCAATTTCCTCAACATTCTTAGACATCATCTTGGCAGGAGGCTTTTTCGAGTACTTCTTGATAAATGATGATGTTCCTGCAAACACCCTGTCGATGTCCTTTTTAGGGACATTGTAGTGCTCAAGCCAAGACTTTGCAAACTCAAAACATTTAGACACATTCCATGTGTAATGGATTACGGGTCTCAGTACCATTTATAATATACAATCTTTTTTATATCGACAAACTCACAATATAAAGGATTTTATATAAAGCATTTGTAATGTCTGTCATTCAGCCACCTTTGGACGTTGGTCCCATCCACGAGAAGGTGCTAAAACTTTATGAGCGGCCTCAATATGCCCAGCGGACACCGGCATGGTACGAGATCCGCCGCGGCCTTATCACTGCTTCAGAGGCAGCTGCTGCTTTGGGTATAAAGCCTTTCCAAGGGTTCAAGGGGTCTCCGAGGGAAGAGCTCATGCTTACCAAGCTGAACAAGCCCAGAAGTTTTTCTGGCATGGCGATGCAGCACGGTGTTCACTATGAGAACGAGGCATGTGATTATGCCATGAACATTTTAGGAAAGACCAACCTGGAGTTTGGTCTCATTGTTCATCCTGAGCTTCCTTGGCTTGCTGCTTCTCCGGATGGTATCACGACCGATGGTTTGTGTGTGGAGATCAAATGTCCTCTCAGACGCAAGATCGTTCCTGGCGAAGTGCCGCACCATTACTATCCTCAGATACAGATCCAGATGGAAGTATGCAATATTGACGAGACTTTGTTTATCCAGTATAAACCAAATCACATGACCGAAGGAGGAGATCCATATGTGGATATCACGAGGGTAGCGCGCGACCGCGAGTGGTTTGCCAAGCACAGGGGTGCTCTGCAAAACTTCTGGGAGGAGATGGAAGAGCGAAGGATTTTGCACATCCAAGTCGACGGAAAGGCAGATGAGAATGTTATTGAAATTGTTGACGATTTGTATGACATCCCTCGAGAATACATTAGAGAGACTGAGGATCTCTCAGAAAATGATGAGGCATCTCTATGTGAAATTGCAGATAAACTATATGACACTCAGAAAACATACGTTCGTCAGTTTGATGACAGTTCCTGATTTATAAGTTTGGCATTGTCTGGCAATAAATTGACATATGGTCGTACATGGAAACGTGTGTAAAAAAAATATTTGTTATCGTTAAATGGCAGATCTTAACCACGCTGGTATCCGTGTCCTCGTTGGCGTCGTCGTCATCATTCTCGGGTTCATGCTCTTGAAATACATGTCTGTAGATAGCGAAGAGATGCCGCTTACTGAGTATGCGGCCCCCGTACCCAAACGCCCAATTGGCATCCTCAAGAACCCCAACAAAGTGATAAAGAAGATTGAGATGAAGTCTTTGGATAACAAACAAACTTGGGCACCATCTCCCGTGGATGCAACAATGAGCCCACACGGGGAATGGGATACCAACCGGTTTCCGGATACGTTCATAAGCAATGTCTCGTCCGGTTTTCCAGAGAATGACGAGGGTGTAAGCGCTGCTC